CCCACAACGAACCTGGAGCAAACCCATCTGCACTGTCATCTCCTACCGTGGGGTTAGCAGTGTTAGTAAAGATAGACTTACCGCCTGTACCGCCATTTGCTGCGGGTAGAAATCCGCTCACAGAAGTTGCTAAAGGTATTTTAGTGCCGTTGCCTGTGCCGCCAGTGTGAGTGTGACCTGAAGTGGCATGGAATGCAGCTAGTAGCTGGTTAAATTCAGCGTTGAGTGGCGCAGCGGTAATGGCTGTTCCGTTAACAATACTACCTGTAGATTGTCTTGTGTAACCTGCCATTATCTTCTCCCTGCGGCACTAAATTCAAAGACTAAACCTTGAATTGAGAATGGTTCTGATTGCCCGTCTGTCACGAAGGTGGCTCTACAACTAAAGCCAGATCCTTGAATATCTGAGGTCATCACTGGTTTAGATGCACCGCCGTAGACGATGTTCGTGCCATTGTAAGTAACGCCTCGACCTGCATATGTTGTGGGCGCTCCTAATGTAGCCTGAGTGTAGGTGTTGGGAACAGATGTTTCGTAATCTCCCCAATCGAAATCTACCGCCAAGTTCATCTCGAAGGGGCCTTCTGCCCTCACAAATGTGTTAATCTTGCGTAGCTCTTTTCGCTGCTCTGTCTCACCAAAATCAAGGTATGGGGTGGAATACACTGAGATGATGTTTGCACCATTAAAACTAGTGCCGTTGTCTTGCTTATAGACCTTGCCATCATGGTCACCATGCAAAATTACCTCAGTTGTACCAACGTAGTCTGACGTGCAACATGAGGCTCTAATGCCTAATAGTTGACCGAACTCCCATGCAATAGACCCACTTGAATTAGTTAGTCCTCCAATAATACCTACGCTCTCACCAGGTACTTGAAGTGCATTTCCTACCGTAGAGGTAACGAAGTAACGCACTTGAGATTTAGATCTGATAACCACACCAGTAAGCTCAGACATATCCTCATTTTGGATAAGATCGACCAGGGTTGTTTGAATGGATTTGGATAATGTCTCTAATTCTACATCTCCGATTCTGGAAGTTCCGGCAACCGGACGCAGACCTGATGGGCTTAGGAACATAAGATCCCCGCCAATCTCTAGGACGCTATCCCTAGCCACACAGCCAATGTTTGTTGTGACGTTCTCTAAAGAAAAAGCTCCAGAGGAACTCACATTTATCTTCTTTATATTGTTGCTTCCAAAAACATATATGTTGTCTCTAAATGGTTTGATCTGAACAACATCAAATCCTGCTGCTATCTGCCCAGCACCAGCCGCTGCGGTCCAATTATATGCATCATTTGGTGCGCTGTGTGCTATTGCAGCCCGTGTGGCTTCATGCCCACCGAGGAAGAGATGGTTTTCAAAAACATCAACAAGGGCAGGAGCATTTAGTGCTTTTGCGCCGCCGCCAGTTCCGGCCCCAGAGTTGTGGCTGCTGCCCGCAGAATATCCGCCATCGTTTCCACTTTTTAGTTCTTCCCAGTGTGCGCCATCAAAAATAATAGCTTCATTGACACCGTCTACAAAGCAAATCTTATTGCCTGTACCAAAGTTAAACTGAACGTGGCGAAGGCGCTGAACTGTAAGGCTGTTGGCGGTCATTGCCCGTGAGGCAGAGTGGTCAAGCGTGTACTTTCGCCAGCCAATATCAGCGGTGTGGAAATAGAAAGAGTAGGTAGCCGCACCCGCATCTTTTCGTGCTGCTATGACTGTATGCCCACCTGTTACATCATTCTTAAATATTGCTATGCCAAGGACTTTACCATCGCCTGTCACTGAACCATCAACAGTCACTGTGCCATAATCAGAATCGTATTCGCTGAAGCCTGGAATGCGGCGATAACCACCAAACAAGCTAGGTTCGTAGTTTAGTAAACGTGTTGCTGCACCTGGGCCATTGTCCGACAAATCTAAATGATTTTCGTTGGAATTTAGGCCACCAGCACACAGAAGCTTAAAGCTTTGAATTTGATCAGGCATTAAAAGCTGATCCTCGTATCTCGAATGCTGGAGTAGTTGTTTATGTACAAAGACTGTAGGTTTTTAACGCCTTGCTCATAAGCAGCAAAAGCCGCTTGGGCGGCTTCCATGTTAGATTTAAACACATACATATGATAGAGCGCACCATCAATTAATACGGTGTCGTAAGACTCAGGAATGCGGGTGACATCATCAAAATTGGTAATGTCAGAGAAATTAAGGAAGTAGCGAAACTTTAGGGTATACGCTTTGTTTGGAGAGGGGCTTACACCGTAACCATTACCATGAGAGGGGAAGATAAACCGGGGCAGGGAAGTACCCGCTGACCCCGCCGTAGCGTCTATGTCACGATACTTTGAGTAATACTCATCTCTCTCAATAAACTTGAGGGTGGTAAAGCCAGCGCCTAAAGTAGCGTCTGCTTGAATCTGAAAGGAGTTCCAATCCGCTATTTTATAAAACGTGGGCCAGATGTATTCTTCTTGACCGACAATTAGTGTGTCAGTTTCTTCAGCGGCATTGAAAGGCCACTCAAATTCCATTTGGTTAATCTTTGCGACTGCAGCTTTTACTGCGTCTTTAATCACAGACTGAACACCCGTAGCGGATGCAAAATCACTATCCACGATCTCAACTTCATTGAGCCGTCTGGCAACTTGATTACATAAACTAATATATGTGCTTGGCATGACTAACCTTTAAATAAAGTAATGGGGCCAGCGGTGAAGCCAGCCCCAAGATAGTTTATGCTAGGAAGTCACGAGACACTTCATTCGCATCATATGAACCTGGGTTGTCGATATTCATCAACACAGCCCACACACGGAGCTTACCGCCTGTTGGTGCTGTTCCAGCAGCCTGGAGTTCTAGGTCCAAAGTAGTAACGGTAGAACCGATTACGTTTGGATAAACACCAGGGATCATTGTTGCGTAAGAGCCGACCGCCATAGCGTCCGTATCCATAGCCGCCACAAACTCATCAACGTCAGCCGCAATACCGCCAGTAGAGGCAGCAGTGATACCGAGGTTAAAAGTTGTGTCGTTTGACTCGCCGGTCAGTAGGGCTTCAACTTCAAAGCCTGCTGCCATAATTAGCGTGTCTTTTGGAAGTGTGAAAATCTTTAAGATATCGTTTGCAGCAAGTGCTGCAGCGTTAGTAAGATTTTCAACAGCAACGTCAATTGTGTTGCTGATTAAGTAGCAGCCTGGAGCCGAAGGGCGGTGAACTGCTTGTAGTGAACTTGAGTAAGTAGCCATTTAGTTGTCCTCCCTTATGCTGCGTTAAATTTGGCTGTTACGATTGCTTCTGGCCGAAGGATCTTGCGACCATAATTGTGCATGCCCCTACAGATGTCTGCAAAGCTGTCTGGATCACGATAGACTTCCGTCTTGTTGATCTGTTCAGCAGTTGCAAAAGCAGAGTTATGACCAGCGACACATACAGAAAAATCAGTGTCCTGGTTAGCCGTACCGCTTTTTCCACTACCGCCGCCGACGCTTGGAAGATTCGATGAGGTATATACTTTGAAGCCATGAAAAGACTTCAAAACTAAACCATTACGAAGACCACCAGATTCACCGAAGTCACTGTTAAATAACCGAGAATCTTCGTCACGCAGGATTTCCATAAATACAGGATCTACTACGAGCCAACGACCTTGTGTGTCCACTTGCTGCTGGTCAAGAAGACGAGCCATCCGTGCGACAACCATTGCTGGTGAAGCAGTTGCAGTTGGTAGTGCAGTTGCACCTGGAAGACGTGCTGCTATAGGGATTGAGTGATCACCAGCAGAAGAAGTAGTAATGTTTCCAAAACTATCCTTCCGAAGCTTCATGCTCGTAAGTAGCTCATCCGTACCTGCAGTAGAAACTGCAACAGTGCCATTTACGACATCGTTAACAGTGTCAGCCGATTCGTGGATTGTTGACTGCTTATAGCCAGCCAAATAACCCAAGCAGTCTTGGTCATACTGATCCGCTAGGCGATAAGCCGCACGGTCTGTAGCTAACTGCATAAAGTTTACATGCCATGTCTTCAGTAGGTTTCGCTAATTACCTACCCGTTCTCTAATGAACTGCTACATATTACTATGCAGAGGAGATCATATCATCACCCTAGTATCTTCTAGGGGTTAGCCGCTTCGAGCCGCTTGGCTCTACTCCCTTTCGGGATGATCGTTGGACGTTCCTATTTCTAGGCTTCGCTGCTGATTGCCCTTGCCATTACGCATTAGGGTGTCCCAGACAATTCAACTAATTTTTCGATAGGGATTACTCCCTAAAGCTCCCATTATATTAAGAGTGTGCTTCTTCAATATCGTCCATCTTAAAAGCAAAGTAGTTTGCCTTATCGATAGTCAGTGAAAAATCTTCATCGTCAAGATCTTGTGCCTGGACAGTCTCACCCCTGGCGTAACTTTTTACAGTGATTTCAGGTTCTTTGATGATTTTGACTGTTGCACCCTGTGTTAGCTCACCGAAATAGTCATTATTGCTAATATCACCGACTACGGTTGCTTTACGAAAGGCGTTTTGGGTCTTTTTCGAGTAAATCCTTACTTTCAACAGATGTCGCTAATTACCTGCCCGTTCTCTAATGAACTGCTATACGTTTAATTCGCATAGAGAAGACTATATCATCATCCTATATATGATAGGAGCTAGGCGCTTCGAGCCGCTTGGCTCTACTCCGTTTCCACGGATAGTCGTTGAACCTTCCCCGGTAGGGGCTTGGCTGCTGATTGCCCTTGCCATTACGCAATAGGGTTTTCCAGCAATTCACCTAGTTATTCAACTGGGATTACTCCCAGAGGCGTCATTTATTTTAAACGCTCGAAAAATTGCCGTTGGGTAAGTTGCCATACCCGTCTGCTGATTGAAATGCCATTTTAAATCTCCTTGTGGAATGGCTGGGCCATTGGCCCGACAAATCCGAAGAGGACAATTTAGTGGCAGTGCATTGTGAGGGTGCGATTGCTAATTAGCTGCAACTAACTAGAAAACGGGCCTCACCAACACTGGTGGACTTAACGTCTATACTTCTGATTAAAATACAAAATTAGAGGTGGACCTTGCGGTGGCTCCATTCTGTGTTTTTGAGAATTTTAGTTCTCAGAAGATACTTCTTTAAAAGACGTATCATTAAAGAACTGGGAAGTGGCGGGTTGTATGTATCTCCGCCACTTCACCTTTATTATAACACTAACTAGGTGTCATTACAATAGCCTATCTTGCAGCACCAGTTATGTCATATTTGAAGGTACGATTAGACATCGATTCCAAAATAGCATCTTCATGCTTGTCATACTCTTTGGTGGTCATGCTTTCTACCTGGCTTTCAGAATACTCTGTACGGCCACCTGTACTAGGAGAAGATGTAGAGGTACGTCCGATTGCCTGTGCTGCAGACTTAGAACGAGGTTTTGCCTTACCCATGTCAGCTTTATACAAGTCGATGGCACGGGACGCTGCCCTAGCATCAGTATTGTTTTTATAAAGTGCATCTTGAATGGAAATTGGTTGAAGGGCTACCCATTCGTGGAAGGCTTGGTCCTGACGGATGTTACCGAAGTCAGGGTGCATCTTTATAAGCTGCTGCTCCGCATCTTTTTTAGTTAGCTTAGTCTCTAACTGACGTAAGCCTTCCATACGCTTCTCACCCTCTACCAGGGCCTCTCCCGCACGTTTCTGAGCAATAGTATCTACGATAAGTGCCACGTCAGGATACTTTTTAGACCAGCGGTCAATCTCTTCATCCGTCTTAGGGAATTTGATTTGACCTTTAGCTGCCTGATCAAGCTGATCTTTAACCTGCTGCAGTTCCTGATCTTTTTGCTGCATGAGTTGTTGAGAGTGCCTGCGAAGATCTCCGTACCTTTTTTTGTAGGTAGTATCTTCACCTTCGACAGGTGGTTCAGAAACTTTAGCTTCTGCTGCCATTTCTTCTGCGTAAGTCAGTCCGTTATCTTCATCTTCTTTTCTGCGGTATTTTGCCATTTATTGCCTCATGGGGGCCGCTCTTTGGCGGGTGGCCCGTTAGGACATGAAAGAGAACCTGGGTTTCTTCATTGCCCCTGATGGGTAGGATGTGTCAGGATAAATCTCCTCAATTTCATCATCGTCATCCAATTTATCGTCTACCTTCACGGCGGCGATTTCGATCTCAATGTCCTCTTCAGGAGCATCGTCTTCGTCTGCCTCAACAACCTCTTCAGGTTCTTCAGCACCTTCCTCACTTGCGTATTGAATTAGGCCCATGTCATACATTCCCATTAGGCCCATCTCGGCCTCGGCTTGCATGTCCATGATACTTTTAAGGCCGTGCCATTTTACAACATTGGCAGGCAGAACGTATTCGCCTTCACTAATCATAGCTTCAATGTCATCGGCTACATTTTCTGCACTGGAACCCAGTGGGATATCGTTGCCGGAATAACTGTCTGACATCATGCCATCGCCACAAGCCATACCGCCGTGGGACATCTCAATGATCTCATCATCATCCATAGCTTTCTGGATAGCTTCACCAGAAGCTTCTTCATATTTACTCAACTTGCCATCACCGTCTTTGTCGGCTTTTTTGCGGTCTAATTGAAATTTCTGTTTAGCCATATCCAAACCCTCTGTTGTGGTAATACCTTTATTGGCAGTCGCAAATCCGCCCAGCGCATATTCAATTGTTTCAGCCATTAGGCCGTCTGTGGTGGAAGTCTCTGCATCTGCAGCATCTAAAATTGCTTGCGCTTCTTCAGGGGTAGTATCTCTATTAAACTCACGATGGGCTTCATCATCCTGAGCTTGTAGGCTTGCTCGACCTTCTTCAGTAGGTTCAGCACTTGGCCATTCAATTCCGCTTCTCATAGCGTTATCTATGGCGTCTTCATCGTCTACGATCTGACCGTCCCAAACGGTGGGGATCAATATCTCCCGACCATCAACTTCCATGATCAAAGTCTTTACCGTGGAAAGGCTTCCGTCTTCATTTTCAACGGCCTTGCCATTAGCAATGTTCTGATAGTGATGTCGGGTAATCGGATCCATCATTCGGCTCCCTTAATTGTTTCATCTCGGAGCGTTTTAAATCTACGCAATTCAGCGATAGCGCCTTGAACCTTTAAAATTTCATGGTGGTTCTGGAGGTTCTCCATCTGCCTGTGAAGAAGAGAGATTTTTGCTACTACATACTTTTGCAGTAGATCCATCTGCTTTTTATCGTTCACAAAATAAAGCAGGGAACGGTATAACTCTCTATCCATTATTGTAGCGGAGCCTGGGGCGCTGGTGGTGCGCCTTGTGGTGCAGGTTCATTCCCGCCATTATCGCCGCCCCCTGCGCCTGTGAAGCCCTGCTCTCCCGGGCCTGGAGGTGCGCCAGGAGCCGCTGGTCCTGTACTAGCATCTTGTGGCCCTTGTGGGCCTTGTGCGGCCTGTGGTGGCGGTGCAGGCATCAATGCTTGAATTTCGGCCATCATCTTAGCTTGTATGATTGCTTCTCGCTGATCATTCATAATCTTGTCTTCATCAAGATCCATAGAAGCCGCTAGTTCCCGTAAGACGTAATCGTATTTTACAAACGGAGCCATTTGAGGATTTTGCGTCATCTGCAAAAACTGAAGCAGGCGTTGGCTACGGATTTCATTCCGCATAAGGCTTTCCGTGCCACGAGATTTTACCTCAAGGTCACCGTTGGAAAACTGCTGATCAAAGTTGAACTGCATGTTGAATGCAAATAAGGCTTTGCCCAGTGGCGATAGTAGATAGTCATCTACATTTCGAACTACTGTTTTAATGCCCTGCGCTGCTGCGCCCATAAGCATCGACATACCAGAGGCAGTTCGGCCTACGCCGGTAACTCCGGTCTGACCGTGCGAGAATGACGGGATGCCGGTACTCTCATCTGAAAGCTGACGTGCCTTATCAAACATCTGTAAAAGTTCGTTAGATACGTTGGGAAACTTAGTGCCGTGGATCGCAGCGCCTATCTGGCCCCCTTGGCGGCGGAACACTTTACCAGGATAAACAGACAGGTCTTGGCCTGGGACTAAGTTTGTCTCGTCAATCTCAATAAGAAGGTTGCCAGAGAGAGCGGCATTGTCCACACTCAGTCTCATAAAACCGTTCATTAACAACTGGGTATCCATCATGTTCTCAGCCACACCAATGCCAAAAAGGCCGTAGGGGTTAAGCTCATAAGGCACTGCACA